TGTTTGTCTTCACCCCCACAAGGGCAAGACTCTTCTTCATTCTTTTCACATTTCGTTTCGATTGTACATGCGTCACACACAGGAGTACGAGTCTCATTATCTATGAAACTCACCTCGACAGGACGAATGTCTGTTGCAAATGGTTCTCCTAAGACGTCAACATCCTTGGAAAGCCAATCAATACTGACATGAGTCATATCGCCATTTTCTATTTTCTCTAACACTTCATTTGCTTTTTGTGCATCTTTGTGGATGCGTGCCATAAGCTTCACAGCTTGTAAACCATCTTCTAGTTCTACGTATTCCGGGTTGATAGCCATGCCCAACAAATCGTCGGGGGTACGTTGATGGTTAAAATAAACCGGAAGCTCGTTGAAAGCTTCTATATTATCTTTTAGTATACTTGGTTCTATATAAACCTTTTGGTCACCTTCTTCATCGTGGGGGCCTGATGTTATAGCAATGACCGGAAATTCATGATAATCGTCAACAAGAGCTACGTCTCCAAACACTTCCATTGCAAATGTTCGTTTGGTGCCGTCTACGTTACCATTTACGTTATCTGCAAATTGTCGGCCAGCTTCTTCATCTGGCATTGTGTCAACTCGCATTCTACATAAATTAGACGCAAGTTCTTGGTAGTTCTCGTGGCCACGCTTTTTTAGTCGTGGCGCTGTTTCTAGTAAACAATGCTCATAGGCATAATCTTTACTCATCTTTTCTATCCCCCGTTGTATTTGCAGATGGTTTGTTGCCATCTCTGTTTTCAGTCCTTGCGGACTCTTCTTTCTTATCTTGGTCTTTTCCTCCAGATAGATTTGCATTCTCTGCTGTATCCTGCACTTCTTCTATCCCATCTGGATTTAAACCACGTTCCATCCTTACTTCACCGGGTGAAAGAACTCCCTCTGAAAGATATACCATATCAGTCTTTGCTTTAACAAATGCATCATCTACGTTGATTTGTCTAAACTTGAATCTTGCTTCACCACTTTCTAATTGTGGCATTAACTGTGCATTAAGAGCAGATTCTATTGCTGATTGTAAATGTTTAACATATGGTTCAAAAATAGGTCTTGCCTGTTCTGGCTTTTCCCACATTGTAACTGGTACCTTTAAAGCTATATGTATCTTTTTTAATATATCGTCTGTGTACTTACCATATTCAAAAGCTCGTTGTGTACCTTGTAATTCTTTAACTGTAATATCATTACCATGTATAATATCTTCACCGGGTTCTAATCCGTTGAAGGCATCCACCACTTCATTAATTTTGTCAGCATTATAAGGCATATCGGGAAGTCCGCAGCTAATATCAAACCGACTATTAGCGTATTTGTTGAGAGCAGCACCGATATCCCGTTCTGCATAATCTTTAAGGTCAACCAAATAAAGAATTGGATGGATGTCAGAAAGACCATAAGCGAAATCATCGAAGGTGTTATTTTTATATTCGATAATTTCATTTTCTTCAAACCTCACTGAGTTCTTGTCGTCACCTAAATCTTGGTAATAATGCATTATTTGACCATTTTCTGCTCTTTGTACATTCATATTGATAGAAGACCTTAAAATTAAGTTGTCTCCAGTCCATTCTAAATATGATGTTCCAAAAATACGTCCATTTCTTAACCAACCATATAATAGTTGCTCAATATTTATTTCATCAAATAATTTAGTGATAGCTTGGCGTTCTTCGTCATTATCGGTTACTATATCGTAACCATCCTTGGCCGCATATAAACACGGTAAGTCGATAAGCGTCTTAACAATAGGGTCAGCTAGGTACACGTTCATGTACGTTCTTGCATCTCCTATTTGCTTTTCGTATGCAGAACCAAATACTCCACCGTTCTTTTGGAGCTGAATGCGTTTAATAACGCCCGCTCCGAAATCTCGGGGTTCATTTGCTGCAAATGGTGGGTTAGACCCCACCGACGCAAATTTACGCCTATTCCAAGGCAAATAATCACGTAGAGCCATAGCTATCAATTCCTATTATATAAACAGAGTATATAAAGCTTTCGCTCATAATCCTCCGGGTATACGTTTATTTAAGGTATTTCTACTCTTTCCAGTCCTAAATATAGAAGGTACATCAGTATTTATGGTACGTCTAGTTGTGTTTCCACTCATATTAGCACTTGCAAAGGTTGCACTTGCTGGAGTCATAGATAAACATGCATGTATACCCATAACCGAACTGTCACAATAATCATCATGTTTACCATCTGGTGCAGCTATACGTTCAGTTTTATTGGCTGCATCCATTACATATTCTAATTCACAGTGTTCTCTTATCCATTTATTAATCAGTTTAGCATCTTGGGGTTCTAAATCTTTAGGATGTGGTATTTTTACTATACCTTGTTGTATATATGATACATAATCCCTATATGCTTGGGTTTTACTACCCTTTGGGCCTCCAGTAAAAACGAAAGGTATAAAATGTCTTCCATCTTCATAACAGGCTTTCCTTATGTCTTGCTCAATCGCACCCCCAATACCAGTAGCGTCAATAATAATACGCTCAGCACCAAAGTCTCTAGCAGTGTCAACGATACGCTGTCGTTGATATGGAATATCATGTCCTCCTGTTCTGGGATTAATCTCTTCCAATGATATAAGGCGTGCAATATTTCCTTTTGCGTCTTTCTCGACGGCCCAAACGCTAATAACAGTGCTATTAACGGATTTACCAATATCCACGGCCACAGTACAATTCGGATAAACTTTTCCTCTGTCCGCGAAAGTTGTTCCTCGTACTCTACATGCTTTGATAGCTTCTGGATTGAAGATGTTCGAGACCGACTCGACGAACTCGCACTCATATTCTGTTCTCCAATATATTGAATCTTCTCCCCACTCCATCATCTTATCAAGCATTTCTGTTTCTGTATATGGAGGCGTATAGGCTCTACCAGCCTTTACCGCATCTCTCCACGTATACACTAATCTTGTAAACGTATCTGCATAAGCATCGTCATACAAATATCTCCACATGTGGTTTTCTTTACTTTTCGGCGTACCCAAGTTAATAAAGGGTGCCTTATTCGCTACAATACAGGGCTCTACATTGTCAATGAATAATTTATCATCTATAAGTGGACTCTCATCCACAATTAAGAAGGTAGGGTGCTGGCCACGTATAGCTTGCCCTTGATTAGATGCAGCTACCGGAGCTCTACGCAAAACTGTGCCCCCTTTAAGTGTTATGTTAGGCTTATTGTGAAATCTATAATTCTTAACTAAGCCTGATAAAAAGGCATTATCAGCAAAATGCCTATAAATATAATTAAATATAAGTGCAGCTTGGTCCTCAGATGGAGCCAATATAAACACTAAATCTCTAAATCTTTTAAAAAACATGTATACAGTAGCAGCAATAGAGAGTGCGTAGGATTTGCCCGAGCCCCGTGGAGCCAAGATAGCCATTTTGCGCTGTTTACCGCTTTCTGGGTGTGTTAATGCTGTAACTACAATCCTTTCTTGTAGTGGTCGCATCTTAAGAGGTCTATTCTTGTTGTCTACAAGATAAGCTTGACAAAATGCACGAACTAAAGTCGTCATCTTGCGTTCATCATGTCTACACTTTTCGAATATATCCTCTAATGCCCTTGAATCATGTGCTCCTGCACCTGATATAGCAGCATTAAACTTTTTCGTCTCGTTCACTATCGCCTTCATCGGCTAATTCTCCTAAAAGTGAAGCAAAGTCCTCTGACTTAGTTTCTGTTACAGTAGGTATTTCAATATTAAGAGCACGGAACTCAGTGTGAATATCCCGTACAATACTGTTTCTCTGTCGCAATAACTCTGTTCGAGCGTTAACATCCCGAATAGATACAAGAATTTCTTCCCAAAGCACGTCTTCAAGAGCGAGATTCCTCGCAAGAAGGCGTACAAGCTCCCTATGCCTAGCATATTCGGCCTCTCCTACCCTCTCGCGAAGTCTTTTCTCATAGGTCTCAACGTCCATTAATTTTGTTCGTCGAGCGCTGCCTTAACTTTAGATTTGACTAATGCTGCAAGTTCATCGTCTTTTTCATCCCAAGCTGTAATTAATACATTCTTGACTAATGAGTCTTTGACGTGTTTCTGTGCAGTTTCATCCAATTTCTCGAAGGCTTTCATCTGTACTTTAGTTAGATTCTTATCTAGCATACCCATTAACTCAGCTTCATTATTCTTCATATATTTAAAGACTAACAATTTAACAGCTGGTACAGTATAAGCGATATAAGCGCCCATACCTAGTATTACAGCAGCTAAAGCCATAAGTAATGGTTCGTCCATCAAAGTATCTAATATTCCAGATTCTTCTACAGTGTCTAATATTGCAGTAAGGTTGCCCTCAT